ACTGAACAGTAATGTGCTTTGTATTGCCACCAGTATTGTGAATGTACATCACAGTAAACTTGGCGTAGTAACCCGTAGGAACTGTGTAAACAGTTGTCAGCGTTGCGGCTGTTGGGTTAACTCCGACTGATAGTGGTCTCATTTGTTCCTCTTAGAGATCGCTTTAGCCTTTGCTTTAGCGTCTTCCTTGGACGTTGCGCCCCAAGCTCTAAGAGAAAGTAAAAGTCTAGTAGGCTTTCCATCTTTCATCTCAGCGCCAGGCATATTGCCCATACGTGCTAAAAAGGAGGCCCTACGAGGGTTGTCGCCTGACTTTACTGGAGGTTTTAAATTACCACCAGTTTCTTGATTATACGATGCTCTACCCTTGGCATTCAAGCCCCCAGATTTATTTTGTCCTTCCTTGCGTTGATATGCAGGAGTCTTCATTTCTTTTTAGCAGTCTTAGCTGCTTGCTTAAAGTCCTTTGCAGTAGGAGCGCCTTTAGAACCAACTTTACGCATCTTCTCCTTAGAACCCGCTTTGATACGTTCTTGCTTGGCATTGATGTTAGCGTAGAGGCCTTGTTTCATTTCTTCTTCCTAGCTTGTGATAAAGCAATGGCAATGGCCTGATCCTTAGACTTAACAACAGGGCCTTTCTTGCCAGAATGCAGAGTACCTTCTTTGTACTCACGCATAACCTTGGAAATCTTAGCTTCTGCTTTAGTCTTTTTCATATCAGTACAAAACCTTAGCGGTAATTGTTCCAGATGTATATGCTGTGCAATTGGCTCTTAAATACTTAGGCGCATTAGCAATAGTAACAATGCCATCAGCAGTTAAAGCAGTGCCAATGGTTGCGTATGTTGTGCCATCAAGACTTCCTTGTAAAGCAACAGTAGCCGTTGTAATGCCTGTAACTTGTAGAAATGCAGGTTGACCCGCATCAGCTTGAACTGCTTTAGAAGCGCCAGTTGCAACAACTGCACTAAGAAGGGTAACGGGAGTAGTTAAAGATGACATTATTTACCTCTCCCAGATTTCTTCATCATGTTTGTAGCAGTACGACCGCCACGGGTAGGCATACCTCTACCAACCGCAACCATAATGGTTACAGGCATACCCTTTTTCTTGCCGTACTCTTTGGCTTCTTTCTTGCCCTCTGAAGAGTAGGGAAACTTCTTTTTTCCAACCATAGGCATAATATGCTCCTTATTTCCAAAGTCGATCAGCAACAAAAGTGATGATGCCACCAATAAAGGAGGCTATCGCCATTCCTACAAACATACCGCCTTTAGACTTGTTAGCCATCTCTAAAAGCAGTTTAATATCTTGTCGAAGTCCATGAACTTCTGTCTGTAAAGCCTCAACTTGGGCTTCTAACTTGCCAAATTCTCTTGGGTCAATTTCAGACATTTTCGACTTTCTTAGGTCGCCCAGCCTTCTTAACAGGAGGGGCTTGAACAACAGGTTTAGTTTCGACCTCTTCTTGGTCTACTCTAACATAGCCCTGATGACCTTTCATTGTGTCAATATCATGCTGATATGTGAAGGTAACTGTGTTACCGCTTTGTAAGCATCGAAAGGTTGCCATAAGAACTCCGTGAAAAAGGGGGTTATTAGCCCCCTTGGATTACACTACTGCACGAGCAACAATAAGTTGCAATGTAGTAGATGCTAAGTCTACAGAACTGGCTGTAGGGTTGTACGTCACGATAGTAACTGTATTAGCGGCTGAAACATAGGCTCTACGAACCAAACCTGCCTCAGAAACGCCAATTGCCATACCAAGAACCATATCACCCAAAGCAACACCTGGCACTGTCACTGTATCTGTAGCGGTTGCAGTAGTAGCTACTGATGCGCTATCAAGAGTACAAGAAACATCCCAAGTGTCTGTAAATAGACCACGGAACTGGTCATTGCCCCTACGGGAAACGACTGCTGTTGCTGCTGCCATAATAAATTCTCCTTAATGTAAAAAACCCCCCCACCCGTTAAGGCGAGGGGAAAGATGGCAACTGCTTACGCAGGTACGATCAAGGCAAAGAAGGAGGCAGAAGTCGCTGCACCAACAGTAGCGGCTTTCCTCAAGGCGGCTACACCATACAAAGTGTCAGAAGTAAACAGAGTAGCTAAATACTCTTGCTTGTACTGAACTTGTGAACGGATACCAACTTGCTCAACCAGAACCATAGAGTCCTTGTGGCCCATCAAGCAGACACGGGCAGCGTTAGAGCCACTGGTTGTGTCGCAGTTGCTAGATGTAAACACGGGGATACCATAAAGGTTACCGATCTCACCATTGCGGATAGCGTTGCCATCACCCACAAAAGCCTGCTCAGTGTAACGGGCAAGACCCATCAACGTGTTACGGCTTGAAGGAGGAATGATGAAGAAGCGACCATCCATAGGAGTGTCGTTGTCGTCCATACGCTGAATAGTACGGCGAATAGCCGCATCAGTCAGAGCAGACTCATTGTTGCTACCAGCAACATAAGCTGTTGTACCATCACCACCGATAAAAGCACCAGTAGCGTAGGCGTTAGTACCTGCACCACCATTGGAGGAACGACCCAACTGAATCAAGTCTGTATCGACTTGTTTAGCCAAGGCATAACCTGCGTCAGAGGTGTAGAAGTTACGCATAGAGTTCAAGGCTTGAACTTCTGCAATATCTTCGATCAAGCGGCTATATTCATAGTGCTTGTTAATAGATACTGTAACTTCAGCCGCTGTATCAACAATCAAAGTAACTGCATCAGTTGCTACTTTGGCAGAAGCTGAACCACGACCAGGGGCTGGAATGTGAACTACGTCACCTTTCTTGCCCTTGAAGTTCATCTTCATAACCAAGTTTGCTAGAACAAGGTTCTTTTTGTAACTGGCAACAATTTCATCACTCCAAATTTCAGGAATGAACTTGTCTGCGGTTGTTACTGTGGTTGCATTGTTAGGTGCGAATGCTGTATTAGCCATGTTTAAATCTCCAATAAATTAAGTTTACTTAACCCGACCCTCTTGATACGCCTGCATGATTTCATCAGAAAGCGCCTCATAGCGGTTAGGGTCTTGCATTTTCAGCCGAATAAGGTCAGCCCTACGATAAACTCGTTTTGATGACTCTCCAGAACCACCTACATCTACTCCAACTGCTTTCAAATTCTGCTTCCGAGTGGCTTCTCCAGCATCACTCGTTTGCTTCTGTTTGACAGAGCGAAGTTCTTTGTAAGTCGATAACAGTTCATTGGCAGAATCATAATCGAAATCAGCATCAGCTTTCTTGAACAAATCAATGCGAACAGGGCTAGATTTGACCCAATTTGCAAAGTCCTCATTTTTAGCAATATCGCCAAAATCAGGGTGTTCTTGCGCTAACTTCTGCTGAATTTGCGCCCTTTTCATCTCTAAAGTGGCTTGTCTAGCCGCAATGATGTCAGGGTGACTATCAACTGTCCTTTGAACTGCCTTCTGTGGATTCTCAAAGAAGTCTACTTCAGGCTCTTCTACTCTAGTTTGTTGTTGTCTAGAACTAAGGTTCTGTTTAATGAGTTCATCAGCTAACTTTCTGACTTCGCCTACTTCTTGTGCTTGCTTACCAATGAGCTTTTCAGCCTCTTGGTGCATCCTCACAATCTCATCTAAACTTTTGTGCCTGTATTTATCAGGAAGTTCAGACTGATCTTCAGCTTTTTGTGAAGTCTTCTGTTCAACAATGTCAAACTCACTTAACTCTTCTTTTTCGTTGTCAATCAACATACGTTTCCTTTTTCCTGCCGTTATCGGTTATAGGAGATTCAACTCGGCATAATTGCTTATGAGTTGAGTTTCTGCTCAGATTTTAACTTGTCGGTATGACTCTTTCCAAATTTGGCATAAGCCGATGGAAAAGAACCAGACCATCCTTCAAGTCTAAAAGCTGGCGCAGAGAGTGAACGTGTAGCCAAAGCCCCACACTCACACTTCAAGTTCGTTGCCTCATAAACAACAAACTTTTCTGTCTTGTGTCCGTTTTCACAGACGTAATCATAAAATCTCTTCATAAGCCCTCTCGCTGATCTCTTTAAGATTTTTCAGCCAAGTTAGGATAGAAAGTTCACCTTTTTTGAATTGTAGGTCTTTCTCATCAGAAACTACAGAGATATTATTCAAAGATACTATTATTTTGTCAATATCTTCTACTAAATCTTTCCACCCTTGGGTAGACATCATTTCAAAACGATCCGTATAGTATTTTTCTAACTCAGGGTTCATACGTCTTCAGAACCAGCGTACTGCGTAAAAGTTTTCAGAACACCATACATAGCGGGGATTAAATCACCCTCTAGGTCTTCCATGTTGATGTAATGAGCCTGTTGTTGGATAGAAGGCCATCCCGCTTTACGGGCTTCCTCTGTTGCGTGGATTTCCACTTGAACTTGGATTTGGTCTTTAGTACCAAAAAAGTTAGTGATACGGGCATATGCCTGAGTTTCAGACTGTCCGTTTGTTGAGTTAGTTGCGGTAATTTTCAAAGCCATGATTGCTCCTGTTAGTAAGTCATTTCGGTTGTGCGGATTTGGCAAACAGTCCTAATTGTAGTACTCGCTTGCCCTGTGAATGTTACTGCCAACCCGCCATTGGTAGTGTCTGCTGTTACTGCTATCACCCAAGTGGATGCCCCTGCATCTGCGTATGTTGAGGTGACTGTTGGTGTTCCTACTAGGGCTGTACTGGCGGCATTAGCACCACGCTTAATCACACCCTCAATAGTCCATCCTTTTGTGTTGCCACCGCCTGTTACACCTGCTACTACTTCTCCTGTAAAGAAATAGGCAGAGTTGTTTGGGAGAATTACTTGGTTTGTTGTGCTACCAGTTGATGATGCATCAGACGTTAACCTAGTAGCTGTTGCGTCTGTGGTTTGCCTTCCAATAGCCAAAATAGCGGTCTGAATCATTCCAAAAGAACCGCCTGAAAAAGCGTCATTATTTGCAGGAATAACTGTATTTCCAGTAATGGCTCTTGTAAAACCAAGCCTTCCACCAACAATTGTTGAAGTAGAACCATTTGCTTGGTTTTGCCACCCTCCACCAACTACAGAACCTGAGCCAGAGGCTATATTTAAAATTCCACTACCAATAAAAGAACTACTACCACTAGCAGTATTTCCATAATTAGTATTAAATTCAACACCGCCACCAGCAATTACAGAAGCAATGCCAGATGCTACGTTTTTAGAGCCTCCACCGACAGTAGACCAATCCCCAGAAGCAACATTCCTGTTACCAGCCGTTCCCGCATCACCACCACCGCCAATAAAGGAATATGAACCAGTAGCGGTGTTGTTTCCACCTCCTACTACTACTCCGTGGGGAGTGTTAAAGGATAAGGTTGCAGTACCGCTACCAGATGCCGCAGAAGATAAAGTTAGGCTTGTTCCTGATATTGCCGCAACATAAGTTCCTGCCGCATAAGTTCCAGAAATATACTGCCCAACTTTAATGTTTGCATTAGATGTTGACAAAGTAACGGCTGTTGTGCCATTCATTGTTGCAGATTGTGTGGTTACAGCAGAAACCGATGTTCCTGAGTTAGAAGAACCTCCGCCTACAAAGTTAAAAAAACCTGATGCTGTATTTGCAATTCCGCTAACAATACCTGAATAAATGGTACTGTTACTAATTGAGTTGCTTTGACCGCCACCTATAACACTCACAAACCCTCCAGCAGAGTTGCCATATCCACTACCTACAAAACAACCAGTTCCAACAGAGGAATTTGCATAACCGCCAACAATTACTGACTGAGCACCAGATGCTACGTTTGTCGCAGTAAACCTTGTAGTTTGCAAATCCACCGCATTAGCACCACGGGCATTACCCCCTGTTGTCGTGGAATCTGTTAGTTGAGCCTGTAGTGCACCAGTACCTTTTGGTTGGACTACAAAAGGAATGTCAGCCGCAGTACCAACAACTGTTATTCTGTTATTGAAGTTATCGTATTGGATAGTCATTAAAAAGTTACCTCGCAAGTTTCGGCACGACATACCCAACGTATTGTTGTTGAGGCTGCTCCTGTAACTGTCACCGCTAAGCCACCATTGGTAGTGTCAGCACTTAACGCTACGACCCACGCAGTAGCCCCCGCAGAAGATGCCACACGATTCACAGAAGGCGTGTCAATCAGCACAGTCGAAGCCGCATTAGCACCTCGCATGATTGCACCTTCAAAAGACCATGCCGCACCATTAGCCGCACCCGTCACATTAGCAATGACAGAGCCTTTGAAATAGTAAGCAGAGTTGTTGGGTAGGATAATCTGGTTTGTGTTATTTGCGCTAGCACCATCCGCAGCAAGAACAGTTGGAGTAGCATCTGTAGTTTGTCTTCCAAGAACTAATATTGCAGATTGGGACACTCCTACAACACTTGATATTGGTTGGCTTGAAGGAAAAACTGTATAAGCTACAACACCTCTAGTTGAACCAGTAGCACCACTAATAATTGAACTGTTATTAGAATTGATGTTATGACTGTTTCCAGAAAGAATACCTGAGTTAATTCCAGAGTTTGTACTAAATGCGCCTGCAAGTATTCCAGCTTGTACGCCTGAAGCGGTATTTAACAGGCCGCCACCAACAAACGAGTAATTTCCACTAGCAGTATTTCTTGAACCACCTACTACTGTTGACCAATCCCCACTAGCCACATTACGATTAGCCGCAGTACCAGCATCACCACCGCCCCCGATGAAACTGTAAGAGCCTGTGGCTTGGTTATTACCTCCTCCAACAACTACTCCGTGAGGGGTGTAAAAGGATAGGGTTGATGTTGATGAACCGCTTGCGGCTTGGGATAGGGTTAGGCTTGTTCCTGAGATTGCGGCAACGTAGGTGTTTCCTGAAATTGATGTTCCGCTTATGTATTGGCCAACCTTAATACTTGCATTGCTACCTGACAATGTAACTGCCGTGGTTGCGTTCATTGTTCCTGATTGGGTTGTTACTGCTCCATTTGCAGTACCAGAGTTTGTAAACCCACCACCAATATAGTTGTACCAACCTGCGGCAGTATTATTTGAGCCGTTTGAAATACCAGAATAAGGCCCTGAAACTGAGTTTGTATAGCCGCCACCAATTGATGAATATATACCCGATGCCGCATTTACTCGACCACCCAAAACGCTTGCGGAATATGCACTAGCAGTATTGTTATCGCCCGATAAAATTGAAGCAAATTGTTGAGAAGCAACTTGTGCCGCAGTAGAACGACTTGTCTGCCAATCAACAGCATTAGCACCCCTAGCATTACCACCAGTAGCAGATGATGTAGTAGCTTGTGCTTGTAATGCTCCAGTACCAGCAGGTTGAACAAAGAGTGAGCCGTTAGACTCTAATCCTATTGTTGATACACCTGAAAAGGATAGGGTAGGAGTTCCGTAAACTGCTGTTGTGGTTGTGGCTGTATATGTTCCAGCAGAAGAACTAATTTCAAGTTGTGCGCCCCAAGCAAAGATACCACTCGTTCCATTGCCAACATATGACACAGCACCAGAAGCATCTAAAAGTTGAACAACTGGTGCTACAGCCGTATTACCGCCAATGCCAGTAATAGAACACCTATACCAACCACTTCCAACAGATATTATTGCAGAAGAAGTATTTGCCCAACTACCAGAACTTACTACAGAACCAATTTTTGAACCTGTAGATAAATCAAAATCTTGATATATATCTCCAGTAAGTAAGTCAGACATATCAACTCTGACTTTTGTCCTTTCTGATGCTTTTGCATACATAGAGTAAGTAACTGGGATAATTCTCCCAAGGCTTACTGCTTGACTTCTGCCGTGTACGCCAGTAGCAGATAATTCAAAAATTTTAGAAGCATTAGAAGTTCCTGTTGGTGACGTTGCCGCATTTGCAGTTGCACCTGTTCCAGCAGAACCAGACGTAGCCCAAGTTACAGTAAAGTTTTCACTTTGTAAAACTAAGTTCTGTCCTGTACCAGTAAGCACTTCTGTCTGAGCAGTAAGCGTCGTAAACGTACCCGTAGCAGGGGTTGTTGCTCCAATCGTTGTGCCGTTGATTGTGCCGCCTGTGATGGCTACGTTATTAGCGTTCTGTGTTGCCATCGTGCCGTAAGTGGCAATCGTGGCTTGTAGGGCAGCAATGGCGTTTAAAGTAGTCTGAGAGTCACCACCTGATCCGCTTTGAATCTTATGGATTGTCTGGGCAACATCAACAGGAACAACCTCGCCTACGTTGATTTCTCTGCCATCAGATAAAGTAATAACTAGACTGCCATCAAAGTCAATCTTGGCATCTTGGACGCTAATCCCGTCTTTTCCGTCTAGTCCATCTTTACCATCAAGACCAGGCTTTCCATCTCTTCCTTGAGCACCATCTAGTCCTCGGTCGCCTTGCTCACCCTTTTGACCTTGTATTCCTTGTTGTCCGTCTTTCAAGTTAGCAACTTTGGTCTGAATATCGTAGTTCAGAGAGTCAAACTTGGCTTCAAAGTCGGCTTTAATCTTCTTTAAACCTTGAATGACCATCTCAGCACTCTTACCGATAGAGACTTGTTTTTGCTCTTCTAGCGTCTTCATGGCGGCTTTTTGAAGCTCCACAACGGCACTCATCTGCTCATCAGCAGACATTCCTTCAAGGTTTTTCAGCA